ATTAGGACAATTTGCCATTAAAGAGGAAGCAGCCGGAAAAGTCCGACTGTTTGCTCTTTTAGACTCAGTGTCTCAATCCGTCCTAGCTCCACTCCACGATTTGTTATTTGCCTTATTAAGACAGGTACCAAACGATGGAACATTCGACCAAGAGGCCTCAATAGCGAGATCCCAAGCGAAGGCAATCTTTGCTGGATGCGCTTATTCTTTTGATTTAACTGCTGCTACTGATAGGATTCCTGCAAGACTAACTGCGGCAATACTTCAAACCATTACTGGTAAGGAGATTGCTGAAAGCTGGTTAGCAGTGATGACTGGTAGAAACTTTTTCTTTAACGGCCAAGTGGCCGCAAAGAGAAAGGTTTCTCCTGGTCCCTATAAGTATGCGGTAGGACAACCAATGGGAGGTTTATCCTCGTGGGCTGGGTTAGCTATAACCCACCACTGGATAGTTCAACTGGCGGCACATCGAATTACAGGCTCATTCTCTTGGAATACCGAATACGAGATTCTAGGAGATGATCTGGTGATATTCAATAAGCTTATTGCTGACGAATATCTCCGAATCATGGCTGAGCTGGGATGCGAGATTAACTTATCAAAAAGTATAGTCTCACATAACAGACCAGTTTTTGAGTTTGCAAAACGAACGTGCTGGGGTGAAAATATTGTCTCAGGTGTATCTTTGGCTCAGTTACGAGCAGGCTGGAGGGTTGCAGGGCGGGTCGCGAACGCATTAGCGTTTGCTCGATCTGGTCTGATAACTTCTCACAGTTTGTTAGCAACTACTTTGTCAAGATATACCTTTAACAATGGTAGATCCGCAAGTGCAATGTTGTTTAATAAAACAAGCAATATTGCAACTACGAAACTATTTTCGTTAAGTATACTGTCTCTATTCGGGACATTCTACCAGAATGGTAAGATGTCGCTGAAAGAGTTGTTGACAGTCCTAGTCAATCCTCATTACGAGGATGCTGACTATAGTGGTGAGGCAGTTGGCCTCCCACTGGTGACTTCAACAAAAGCAGCATACGAGGTAATAAATGGCCTAAAATCGGCCGGCAGCCTGGTTTGGCCAGGTCAAGAAGCTAGAGATGAAGTATTCAAAGAATACTCACCGGAGTTAGCTACTATTATGTTACAAAGCGCACTTAAAAAGGCAAAACTCTTGTATGAAAATTACGAGAGCTATGTCTATAAGTTTGCTAAGGGGATGATTATCCCTGTACATAATATTACAACTAATTCCTTAGAACTAGATATGTCTGATTTACCATCAGATTATAAACTACTTCTAATCCAGCTCGAGAACTTTGCAAACCACCTGCTCGGTCTGGAGTTCAATGTTGAACATCCAGAAGAGTTATATGACGAATTGTATGAATTGGCTTATAAACAAGCTAAATCACATGATCGGCATGTAACCTTCGAGCAAGCCTCTGATTGGCTGGAACGGGTTGAGAATATGGAGTTTACACTCTCGCTACCTGAACAGGTCGCACCAGGAAAAACAATCCTGGAAAGCGCACCTATTCTGGCGGCGTTGAGAAATATGGATCCTAACAGAAATGTTAAGGCTACATATGTAAATCCTCCTGTATTCAAAACCTCTCCTTTGCTTTAGAGAGACTGACAGTGATTTTAAGGGACGGCTACGTACCATGGAAACACATGAATCCATGGAACTCGACATATTGACCTGAAACGACCCCTAGGGGACGATTGGGGATCAATAGTGTTTCGAAGTCTTGTGACAAATCGAGCAGGGATCCCGTAAGGGATCTGCTGATTAATTGATCTAGGTACAACCAAGTTGCAGCATAAGATGCAATTAGGTGATATGCCTAGACCTCGAGAACTAAACGAGATTAGAGACAACTTGTTCCTAAAGAGGATTGTGTTGCCATCTAAGTAGCCGAAGAACTTACTATCCAAGCTAGAGTGGTTCACTTAAGAGCCGTGTAACAGATTTTATTGTCTGTTAACTTCCGGTCCTAAAA